GGTGCTTCGCGAGCGCAGTGTTCGGCTAGAGATAGAATTTCTAAAACCTAATCTAATATAACCAAGTGGAATTAGACTGAATACACTGTTAAAAATGACGATAAAGCCTTATGTTTAGGCTGTTCTAGTGTATATTCGTATATATAATCGCGTTAGGAGTGTCGCATATGAGTACAGGAGGGGTTAGGCTTGGCTCGTCTTATGATGAGGCCAGGACGAGGAAGGTAAACGCAGAAGCCGAGATTGCTGAACTTGAGCTAGCCAAGGTTCGCGGTGAGCTAGTAGTGGCTAATGACGTAGTTCAGGCTTGGGATGACGTTTTGTCGGCAATGAAAGGCAAGTTGATGTCTATTCCAACGAAAGCTGCGCCGGTAGTGTCAGCCGAATCAGAGGCTGGCGTATGTCAAAAGATAATCGAAGACCTCGTTAATGAGGCGTTAGAAGAGCTATCAAACTATGAGCCAAAGATTGACCCTACAACAGCGTCTTCAGGTAGTGGAGAAGCTGAAGAAGCCACTTCAGGCGCTAAAACCGCCGCCAAAGCTAACGGTAAGCGAGTGGGCAGACCAAAAAAGGCGTCTGGACTCTCAAAGCAGTAGCGAACCAGGACGATGGCATACGTCTAGGGCTGAATATCAGCGCGGAATAATGGATGCGTGCTCAGATCCGTTAATTCGCGAGGTTGTTGTCATGGCTGGCGCTCAGTTGGGCAAGTCAGAGGCGATTCTTAACATTATCGGGTTCCACATTGAAAATGACCCGTCTCCGATACTGGTTCTACAGCCCACAGTTGAGATGGCGCAGTCATTCTCAAAGGATCGAGTCGCTAACGGGCTTATAAGGTCAACTCCGTGCTTGCGAGACAAGGTAAAAGACCCCAGAGCAAGAGATTCGGGCAACACTACGCTTCACAAGATATTTCCTGGTGGCGCTTTAACGATGGTTGGGGCGAATAGTCCGGCTGGTCTTGCTTCTAGACCAATTAGGCTTGTTCTTTGCGATGAGGTTGATCGTTATCCGGCATCGGCTGGCTCTGAGGGCGATCCAATACAGCTAGCCAGAAAGCGAAGCGCGACATTCTGGAACAGAAAGATTGTTATGGTCTCTACGCCGACCAACAAGGGCGCTAGTCGCATCGAGGAGGCGTTTGAGGGGTCTGATCAAAGGCACTACCACGTCCCCTGTAGGCACTGTCACGAGTACCAGAAGCTTGTTTGGGCTAACGTAAGGTGGACTAATGATGACCCAGAGACGGCCTCTTACATGTGCAAGTCTTGCGGCGTTCTTTGGAGTGACTCTGATCGAAGGTGGGGCATAAGAAATGGGCAGTGGGTCGCTCATGCGGAGTTTACCGGCATTGCTGGATTTGCAATTAACGGACTAAATAGCCCGTGGACGCCGCTATCTGATGGTGTGCGTGACTTTCTATCAATGAGAAAGAACCCAGAGCAGCTTCGGGTGTGGACTAATACCTATCTCGGTGAAACGTGGGAGGATCAGGGCGAGACGGTTGACGATTACTCCCTATCTCAGCGTAAAGAGGACTACGCCGGTTACGTGCCTGACGAGTGCGTTGCGTTAACCTGCGGTGTTGACGTTCAGGATAACCGACTCGAGCTTACGGTTGTTGGTTGGGCGCGCGATAACGAGTCTTATGTTATTGAGCATAGAGTTCTTTATGGTGACCCCAGCACCCCACAGCTTTGGACTCAGCTTGATTCCGTTCTTTTCTCTTCGTATGAGCGCATTGATGGCAGCCAAATGGCTCTCATGGCGACAACAATAGACTCTGGCGGACACTTTACGAACTCGGTGTATGCCTACGCCAAAAAACATGCCGGAAGGCGCATATTTGCGATCAAGGGTGTCGGCGGAGAAGGCAAGCCGATTGTTGGTAGGCCATCAAAAAGCAATGTTGGTAAATGCCCACTATTCCCAGTCGGAGTAGACACGACAAAAGACCTGCTGTTCGCTAGGCTTAGGATTGATGAATACGGCCCCGGATACATCCATTTTCCAGACAATCTTGAGGACGAATACTTTAAGCAGCTAACGGCTGAAAAGATTGTGACAAAGTTCACTAGAGGCTATAAAAAGCGTATATTTAAGAAGATAAGAGACCGAAATGAGGCTCTAGATTGCTTCGTTTATGCGATGGCTGCATTGGCGATCTTAAACGTAGATGTCAATACGCTGGCAGATAAGGTAAAATTCAAGCATAATAAGGCTGAAGAACCGTCTAAGCAGGACGAAAACAAACGGAAAGGGACGCCATTTATACCTAAAGTTGGCGGTGGATTTGTAAATTCTTGGCGATAGATTATGGCAAACCTATTTGATCCGGCAAATGCCCCAAAGGGCGAACCAAAGGAGATTGTCGTTGGCGACTTCCTCCAATGGAAACGCGCGGACATTGTGCAGGATTACCCAGCCTCATCTGGATATACCGCTGAGTACATTGCTAGAGTTACTGGCGGTGGCACTGGCGAAATAAAAGTACCTCAAGCGGCTGGAACTACAGACGAGTATTACCTTTTTACAATAGAGTCTAGTGCTAGCTCGCTATTTGAAGTCGGCGTTTACGATTGGCAGCTAGAGATCACACAAACATCTTCAGGTAATAGGATTGTCGTTGATACCGGCAGCTTCCGCTGTATTCCTGACATGGATAACAGCAAGTCAGACAGAAGAATTCATGCTGAGATTATGGTCGCAAAGATTGAGACCATACTTGAAGGCAAAGCAGACTCTGATGTTTCAAGTTACAGCATCGCCGGTCGATCACTGACCAAAATGTCATTTTCCGAGCTTGTAGAAGCTCGAGATTATTACCGGCGAGAAGTTGTTAAAAATACCAACAATGAGCTTCTTAAGAAAGGCAAGTCTGGCGGCTCTACGATCAAGGTAAGGTTTTGATGGGACTGTTTGATTTTGGTAAATCAAAGAAACAGGATAAGCCACCTGTAATGCACAAGCGATATTACGCTGGCGCGAGCAAAAACAGGTTGTTGGCTGACTTTTTTGAGTCTGAGCGATCAGCGGATAGCGAGCTTCGTCCCGTTATTAAGGTGCTCAGAGGCAGATCAAGAGAGCTTGTCCGAAATAACGAATACGCAAAGCGATATATGAACCTTATGAAAACCAATGTTGTTGGTGATCGTGGGTTTACCTTGCAGGTCAAGGCGCTTGGCGGTGACGGCAACTTAGATCAAATCGGCAACGATTCGGTTGAGTCGGCCTTCAGAAAGTGGGGAAGGCGAGGTAACTGCACTGTCGATGGCAAGCTTTCGTGGCTTGACGCACAGAAGCTGGTTATCGAGGGGTTAGTTCGTGATGGTGAGGTATTTATCATCAAGCATCGAGCTAACGACCTTCATGATTCATTTTCTTTGCAGTTTATTGAGCCTGATCAGATTGATGAGCAGAAGAATGAGCGGCTCAAGAACGGGAATGAAGTAAGGATGGGCATCGAGCTTGATCGCTTCAAGCGCCCAGTTGCTTACTACAAGCTTAACTATCATCCCGGCGACTTCGATTACACGTCTTCGGTGTCAAAGAGCAAGCATACCCGTATACCTGCCGATCAAATCATCCATATCTTTATGCCTCTTCGTGCAGAGCAGACGCGCGGAGAGCCTTGGATGTCTCCAGTAATGCCATCCCTGAAGCAGCTTGGTGGATTTAGAGAGGCCGCTGTGATCAACGCGCGAATTGGCGCGTCAAAGATGGGATTTATTACTACGCCGTCTGGCGATGGGTACATTCCTGACGATATGGAAGGTAACACTCCAATAATGGAGATAGAGCCTGGCACTGTGCAGCAATTGGCTGCCGGTCAGGACTTTACGACCTTTGATCCAACGTACCCAAACAATGAATTCGACAGCTTCCATAAGTCTGTCTTAAAGGGCATTGCTTCAGGTCTTGGTATTTCGTATACATCCCTATCTAACGACTTGGAGGCTACTTCGTATAGCTCTATTCGTCAGGGAGCACTTGAAGAGCGTGACTTTTATCGGGATATTCAGCAGTTCGTTATAGATCACTTCATTAGAGAAGTTTATGAGTCTTGGCTCGGTTCGGCTATGGAAGTAAATAGCTTTGGAATTCCGCTAAGACAATACGAGCGGTTTGCTGATTCTGCCTCTTTCAGGGCTAAAGCCTGGAGTTGGGTTGATCCGCTAAAAGAGATGAATGCGGCTGTCACCGGCATGAAAGCCGGGGTTATGTCGATTCAGGATGTCGCGGCTCAATATGGAAAAGATGTCGAAGAGCTATTTGCACAAATACAGCGGGATAAGGCGCTCGCTGAACAGTTTGGCGTAAAATATGCGCTTGAGCCTTACGGGGCTGATAAAATTAATGTAATGCCAGATGCTGTCGAGGAAGATGATGCCGAAGTACAAGGGCAAGGAGATTGACACCAAGCCAACAGACGGCATGGTCTCTGAGGCCAAGCGCGGTCTGGAGTGGCGTAAGGAGCATGGAAGAGGCGGCACTGAAGTCGGCGTTTCTCGCGCTCGTGATATCATTAACGGTCGCAATCTTTCTTTTGATACCGTTAAGAGAATGCGTTCTTTCTTTGCTAGACACGAAGTTGATAAGAAGGCTGAAGGGTTTAGTCAGGGCGAAAAAGGTTATCCAAGCGCAGGAAGAATAGCTTGGGCATTATGGGGCGGAGACGCCGGTAAGTCATTTGCAGAAAAAGTGGTGAATGCCATGGAAAAACAAGACGAAAGATTAGAAGAGGTTGTCGAGGTTCGAGCAGAGCCTGGCGACCTGAAGGTTGGTGATTACGTTCAGTGGGATTCATCTGGCGGCAAGGCAGAGGGTGTCATTAAGAAGATTGAGCGTGACGGCAAGATTGATGTTCCCGGTAGTGACTTCACTATTAACGGTGATGAAGATGATCCGGCAGCATTGATCGCTATAGTTAGTGATGGCGAGGAGACTGACGTAATGGCCGGTCACCGCTTTTCAACCCTGACTAAGATCGACAAGCCTTCCAAGGAAGAGCGAGAAGAAGATCACCAAGAGGAAAGAAAGGGGCAGGTTGAAATCTCGCACCGCGCTATGGCGGTTGAGATGTCCCCTATCAATGAAGATGAGCGGCGAGTACGCATTGCTGTATCTTCTGAAGAACCAGTTATGCGGTCATTTGGTAACGAAGTGCTTGAGCACTCCGAAGAGGCAATTGACCTTTCGTTCTTAAACAGTGGTCGAGCGCCTTTGCTGCTTGATCATGACCCGTCTAAGCAGGTGGGTGTTGTAGAATCTGTCGAACTTGATGGCTCGGCACGGAGACTCCGTGCGACTGTTCGTTTTGGAAGAAACGGGCTTGCCAAAGATGCGTTCGAGGATGTGGTTGATGGCATCCGCGCCAACATCAGTGTTGGTTATACCATCAATAAAATGGAGCGCAAGGATAAGGACACTTATGTGGCTAAGTCTTGGCGTCCCATGGAGGCATCGCTTGTCTCTATTCCCGCCGATGTGACAGTTGGCGTGGGTCGGTCTAGCGAAGCTTCACCCGAACCCGTGATTAAAACTGACTTTAAAGAGGAATCTATCATGTCAGAAAACACTGTAGATATCGCGGCAGTCGAGGCAGAAGCCCGCAAAGCCGCACAAAAGAATGCCGCTCAAATCGTTGAGTTAGGCGCACGTCACAAGCGCAATGACCTAGCCCAAAAAGCTATTCAAGAAGGTCAAAGCATCGAAGAGTTCCGTGGTGAGCTTCTTGACGTTATCGGTAGCAAGTCTGCTCTCGAGCACGTTGAAGTTGGCTTAACTCCTGCTGAGAAGAAGCGTTTCTCTATCTTCAATGTAGTTAATGCTCTGTCTAACCCAACTGATCGCCGCGCTCAAGAAGCTGCTGCGTTTGAATTTGAGGTTTCACGGGCTGCTGCTGAGAAGTATGGTCGTGACCCACAGGGAATCATGGTTCCATTTGAAGTTCTCGGTAAGCGTGACCTCAACTCTTCAGACGAAGCTGATCTGTTCTCAGATGACTTCCGTGGCGGTGAGTTCATTGACGTTCTCCGTAACAGTTCTAGCGTAATGCAGGCTGGTGCGCGTTTGTTGAACGGCCTTTCAGGTGACGTGAAGATTCCAAAGAAGGCAACTGCTGCCTCTGCGGCTTGGATCAACACTGAAGGCGGCGCTGCTTCTGAGTCAGAAATGACCACAGGAAGCGTCAGCATGGTTCCTCGTCAGCTTGCAGCGTTCACTGACATCACTCGTCAGTTGCGTCAGCAGTCAAGCCTTGACGTAGAAGCATTGGTTCGTGACGATCTTGCTCAGGCACTTGCTCTGGCTATCGACCTCGCTGCATTGCAGGGTGATGGAACTAACGGCGCTCCTACTGGCATCAAGAACGTCAGCGGAATCAACACTGTAGACTTCGGAACTGCTCCTGTATTAGTGCCAAGCTATGCTCAGGTTGTTGCGATGGAAACTGCTGTTGCTGAAGACAACGCTCTTATGGGTAACCTCTCCTACATCATGGGAGCGGCTATGTACGGCGCGTTGAAGACTACTGAGAAGGCAACTAACACTGCTCAGTTCGTCGTAGAGCCTGGCAACACCATCAACGGTTACAATGCGATCCGCTCTAACCAGTGTGCTGCTGGTGATGCGTTCTTCGGTAACTTCAGCGATCTGTTGGTCGGTATGTGGTCAGGTGTTGACCTTACTGTAGACCCATACAGCCTCTCTACTTCTGGAACTGTCCGCATTGTTGCGTTCCAGACTGTAGACGTAGCTGTACGTCACGCAGTCAGCTTCTGCCTCGGAAACGATGGCGGTAGCTAATAGATAAGTATCCCGCCCTTCGGGGCGGGTTTCTTTCTTGGAGGTCTTATGAAGTATGAAGTGATTAGAGCTTGCATGATCCGCGGTAAGAGCTTTGCGGTAGGCAATATTATTGATCTTGATGACGATATGGCTAAACAGATGATGGCTATTGGGCGTATTGTCCCCTATCACGACCCTATCGTTGAAGATCGCGCTATTGGCTTCTCTGAAGCAACAAAGCCAAGAAAGCGCGCTAAAGCCAAGGTTAAAGATCAAGAAGGGCTAGAAGATAATGCCGATTGAGACGGTCAATGATCGACTTTTAATGCTTTCTGACTTTGGCGTCCCATGCAGGATGACCAAGCAGTCTGGAGGCATTTCTCGCTTTACGGCAATATTTGATAATCAGCATGAGCTAGAAGATGCCGGTGCAGGTGTTTCTTTTTCTGTATTGCAGCCTCAGCTTACCTGTAGAGATAGTGATGTTTCTGGCGTACAGTATGGCGATACCGTTGCTGTAACAGGTCAAGGAAACTACGTGGTTAGAGTCATAATGCCAGACGGAACTGGAATTACAGAGCTTCGCTTGGAGGCACAATAATGGCTCATATTCGCCAGCTTATACGAGACAATATAGTCTCTACACTGACAGGCTTGAATACTACCGGCCAGAAAGTGCATAAGAGTCGTGTTTACCCGATCAATGAGGCGGGACTTCCTGCGCTTGCTATTTATACTCTATCTGAAAGCTCTACCTACTTAACTATAACCCCGCCAAGGACTCTAGATAGGCGTCTTGCTGTGGCGGTAGAAATTTACGTAAAATCAGTGTCATCTTATGATGATTCACTGGATACAATTTGCTCGGAAATAGAGGCGGCACTGTACGCGGATACCACTCGCGGAGGATATGCCAAGGACACTCAAATAACTTCATTTGAGGCTGACTTTTCTGGCGAAGGCGATCAGCCTATGATGGCCGCAAGAGTAACTGTTGACGTGCAATACATATCGACAGAAGGCAGTCCCACGGGATAAAATTAATTTGTTAACTTCCTTTAGAGGATATTGAAATGAGCACAAACATCGGTAAAGACGGTGCGGTATATGTTGGTAGCAACGCGGTTGCTGAAATTCGAGATTGGTCTTTAGAGATCACCTCAGAGATCATCAATGACACTGTGATGGGTGATACTTGGATGACTAACAAGGCAACCCAGAAGTCTTGGACAGCATCTTTTAATGCTTACTGGGATCCTACGGACTCTCTCGGACAGGAAGGACTGACTGAGGGAACCGAGGTTACTTTGAACCTATATCCAACTGGAAATAGCTCATCGAACTACTATTGGTCTGGAAGCGCAATTGTTAACTCTGTTAGCAAGAGCGGATCTTACGATGGATTTATTGAGGCTTCGTTCTCTGTGACTGGAAACGGCCCACTTGCTCAAGACACGGTAGTTTAATATGTCAAAGCTTATCGATACCGCCGTATCGCACTTTAGCAACAAAGAGATTAGAGAGTTGCACGTCCCAGAATGGGACGTAACTCTTTACTCAAAGAACTTAACCCTTGAAGATAAGGCTAAGTTTTTAAAGCGCGCTCAAGATGATACAACAGATTACATGGTTTACTCTGTCATCTTTGGCGTTACAGATAAGGAAGGCGAACCTGTCTTTGATATCGGAGACAGGGTTAAGCTCAGAAACCATGTTGATCCAGAGGTTCTTTCAAAGATTGCCAATTTTGTTCTTGAGGTTGGCGCTAGCACTAAGGAAGAACGCGAAAAAAACTCCTAACTGATCAAGGTGAAACAACGGAGCTTTATCATATTTATGAGCTTGCAGAACATCTTGGTCAGACAGTCTCAACCATTATGAGCATGACTGTTGATGAGTTTAACCATTGGTTCACTTATCTATCGATTAAGTCACAGAGATTGAAGGAAAGCTCAAATGGCAACTCAGCAAGAGCACATCGTAGCCGAACTAACCGCAGTAGATAAAACGCAAGCTGCGTTTAATAGCATACAAAGCAACATTAGAAAAACGACCAAACAATCAAAAGCCTTTAATGGTCAGATGCGCTTGATGCGCGGTGGATTAGGGCAGGTCGGCCATCAAATCCAGGACGTAGCTGTTCAGCTTCAGATGGGAACAAACGCCATGATTGTTTTTGGTCAGCAGGGATCTCAGATTGCCTCGCTATTCGGGCCAAAAGGAGCCATTCTTGGTGCTGTTCTTGCTGTTGGTGCGGCTATTGCCGTGGGTCTTAGTCGTGATGTCGAGACTGGCGTAGACGCTCTTAAAAAACTTAAAGATGAAGGACTTGATCTTGCCTTTGAGCTTGGCGGAAATCTAACGCCAGCCATGCTTGAGTTTAATAGAGCTGTTAAGGAGTCGGATAGACTAAAGCTAGAGCAGTCACTTATTGATGACGCCGCTGCATCAGAGGATCTTGCAAGAGATCTAAGATTAGCTCGAATGCAGCTTCAAATGCTGTCATCTCTTCCAGGGATAGATCCAAATACCTCAAAAGAGTTTAAGCAGGCTTCTGATCTAGTAAGAGAGCTTACGCTTCAGGAGGCAACTCTAGCCGCCCGTCAAGACATTACAAGGGGTAAGCTTAAGCTTCTCAGTCAAGGATACAAGAGATCTACCGAATCAAGATTGGCCTCCGCACAACGCATAATTGACTCTGCAAACCGTGAGCTTGATGCCATGGTCAGCAAGGCGGAGAAAGAAAAGAAGCTTGAAGATGACGCGCAAAGATCTGCTGATAAGAGGAATCAGTTGCGGATTAGAGCGACACAAGCAAGTATTGCATTCGGAAACCTTGAGCTAAATCAATTTATAGCAAATCAAAAAGCAAGGCAGGAGGCGGCAGATGAAGCCATAGAAGCCGATAGAAGGGCGGCTGATCGTAGACTGTTTTTTGCTCAAATGAAGATAGATGCGACCAATAGAGAGCTTGACGCATTTGTTAAGGCAGAAAAGGAGAAGCAGGCGGCTCAAAGGCAAACCCTATCAAATAATTCAATGGTTATTTCTAATATGCAGCAAATTACTGGCGCAATTATGCAGAACATGGATAAGCAAAGTTCTTCATATAAGGCCATGTTTGCATTGCAGCAGGCACTAGCTATAGCTCAAACCATAGTTCAGTATGAGGTTGCAATTGCTATGACTAAAGGCCAGCTAGGTATATTTGGACTTCCTATGGAGGGGTTATTGAGAGCGCAGCAAGTAGCGGCGGTAGCCTTGATTGCCGGTCAAACCATTGCTGGATTTGAGGGCGGCGGGTATACAGGCTCTGGAGTTCGCTCTGGCGGCATGGACGGCAAGGGTGGGCGTCTAGCAATGGTTCACCCAAACGAGAAAATTACCGATTTGCACAAAGGCCAAGGCGATACGCAGGCGGTCAATGTATCATTTAATATACAGGCTAATGATGCTCGAGGATTTGATGAGCTTTTGGTGCAGCGCCGAGGACTAATTACTAGTATGGTTAGGCAGGCACTTAATAATTCTGGAAAGAGGCTTGCATAATGGCTGGTACATTCCCAACTGAGCCTGGCTATCGTAGCGTACAAACTAACGTCAAGCACTACAACTTAATGAGTGAAAGCATCAACGGGCGCGTGCAAGTTCGCTCTTTGGGCGCTTCTAGGCGTGAGTTTACTGTTCAGTTCCCACCAATGACCAAGGCTGAGTTTGAGCCTATTTACGACTTTCTCTTGTTGCAGCAAGGCATGCTTGAGACATTCAGCATAAGCATCCCCAATCCAACAGAGACCGGCTACGAAACGGTAACCGTTCGCCTGGCGAATGATGTGCAAGAGTTTTCTGTCGGTGTTGATTCCTTATATGAGTTTGAGGTTGATCTTATTGAGGAAGTTGTATGAGCCGTGGTCTTAGCTCTAGCATTACTGACGCACTTGCGACCAATGGGTTTCGACTTGCCACGCTTATTTATATCGAAGTAGGCAATGCCGTCTATCGCATGACTGACTTTGGTGTTGATCTTACAGACCTTGACCTTCAGTTTTACACGTCAAGCGCAGACGTTATTGATATTGCCTCTGCATCAGAAACTGGCGCTCTTAAGGTTAACAGCTTTGACCTTGTTCTTAGCGGAGCTAACCAGGCTTTCATATCGGCATTTCTGCAAAGCGATTACATTGATAAGAGGGCGCTAATAAAAAGAGCCGTTGTTTCGCCTCAAGATGAAGTGACGGGTTCTTTTGTGTTTTTTGATGGCAGAATAACGAGCTTTAAAATAGAGGACTCTGAATCTGACAGCAAGATATCTATTTCTATTGCTAGTCATTGGTCGGACTTCGAGAAGTTAAACAACAGAAAAACCAATCTAAACTCCCAAAAGGTGCATTTTCCTAACGACCTGGGCTTTCAGTATGCATCTAAAGTTGTTAAAGATTTGCGTTGGGGGAGAAAGAGCTAATGGCTATTGATTGGTTAGTTGTTGCGATTGTAGCCGCTGTAGTTACTGGCGGTCTTTCGTACAAAGTTGCGATAGATGCTCAAAAGAAGGCAAAGAAAGCCGCCGACGCAATGGCTGGCGTTCTTGTTAATAAAGAGTCAAACATAGAGCCGATACCCGTTATTTATGGCACTCGAAGGGTTGGCGGCACAAGAGTCTTTGTTCATACGGAAGGCGGAGAAAAGAACCAGTGGCTTTACATAGCTCTTGTTCTTTGCGAGGGTTCTGTTGAAGACATTTACGATATTGAAATTGATGACTACAAGATAAACGAAGGTCGATACGGAACCATCCAGACAATACAAAGCACTAGCCCAAATAGAGTTATCTATAGAACTCAGCAACAGTCCGGTCAGCCGGATTGGGTTTATATTGAGGCGTTCAAGGGAGATGATGACCAGCCCGCCAGCGATATACTTTCGGATGCCTATAGCAAGTGGAACACCAATCACAAGCTCTCAGGTGTTGCGTACTTAGGCATTAGGCTGGCTTGGGATCAGGATGTTTTTTCTGGGATGCCTGAAATAACTGCGGTGGTTAAAGGCAAAAAGGTCTATGATCCACGAAGCCCTTCTGATCCCCCGGCCTGGAGCAATAACCCGGCGTTATGCGTTCGCGACTATTTGACAAATAATCGTTACGGCAAGGGGCTACCATCTTCCGCGATTAACGAATCAAAGTTTATAAAGGCCGCAAATGACTGCGAAAGCTTCTCTGTGTCACCTTACAGCGGAGCTACCGAAAACATAGATATATTTGAGTGCAATGCTGTTGTTGATACGGGAGAAGAGATATTTAGCAACGTAGAGCGCATGTTGATTTGCTGTCGCGGCTTTCTCCCTTACTCTAACGGGCAATACGGGCTTGTCATAGACCAGGCTGAAAACGCCGTAATGACTTTAGACTCAAGCAATCTCATTGGCGGGATAGCCATTAGCGGAGAGGAGAAGAAGGACAAATTCAACAGAGTGGTTGTTAAGTTCCCTAACCCTTTAACGGATTGGCAACCGGATCAGGCTATCTGGCCGGAGTCAGGCTCTACTGAGGAGATTGATTTCTTAGATGAGGATGGCGGTACACTTCTCATTGAAGAAGCCGACCTTGAATATATAACTAATTATTACGCCGCACGAGATTTCGCTAGGATATTCTGTCTTAGATCAAGAAATGGCCTGCGCTGCGCGGTTAAGTCAACATCGGAAGCACTAAACCTTGTTGTTGGCGATGTTGTAAATGTAACTCATCCCACGCCTGACTGGACTGGTAAGCCATTCCAGGTTGATGAGATGACGCTTAATTATGACGGTACGGTTGACTTGAATCTAATTGAATACGATTCAACGCTGTATCCATACGACCCGGCATCTGAAGAGACCACCTATGAGGATACGGATCTACCAGATCCGGGCACGGTAGCTCCACCAAGCGAATTAGATGTACAAGAGACCACGACAATACAGGATGACGGCACTGTAGTTCCTGCTCTGCTAGCGACTTGGGTTGCGGCAAATGACGCTTTTGTGACTCAGTACGAGGTGGTCATAGAAGACAGTAGCCAAATAACCTCCCAGACTTTTTATACCTCCCTGACAGAAATGGTAATAATCGTTCGTCTAGGCGGTAATTACACGGTCAAGGTTAGGTCGATAAATTCTCTCGGGGCGCGTAGCGGCTTTATTAGCTTTGATGTTGGCACACTTAATGGCGACCAAACTCCTCCAGCTATACCTACCGCTCTAGCGGCCTCTGGCGGCTATAAGCAGAACATTATCTCATGGGTAAACCCAACGGATACCGACTTTAAGCACGTTGAGATTCACGCATCGGCAACGCTTAACGGCACGTATAATCTTATCGGAGTATCTAGCGGTAATGAGTTCGTCCATCCTATAAATGGCTTTGGCATAACTCAATACTACAAGGTCAGGGCTTTTGACTTTACTGGCAATCCGTCTGGCTTCAGCGATGTAGAGTCAGCAACCACTGAGTTTGTTGACAGTGACGCATTTACCGATGAAGTCACGCAGCTATTCAGCAATGCTAACGTCAATCAGATCGAGATATTTGCCTCGCTACCTGTTAGTGGTGCGTATGTTGGTCAGGTCATATTCTTAACCTCAGACAACAGGCTTTACCGATGGACGGGAACAGCTTGGACTGCTGCCGTTCCTGCCGTTGACATATCGGGACAGCTAACAAGCGATCAGATTGCCAGCATCAGCGCAGCAAAGTTAACCGGATCAATTACGTCTACGCAGATAACCAATGGCGCTATAAGCACTCCAAAGCTAGCCGCTGGCGCGGTTGAGGCCGATCAAATAGCAGCCGGTGCTATTGTCTCTGGCAAAATTGCAGCGGACGCAATCACCGCAGCGAAGATAGCCACGGACGCAGTAACAGCCGATGCCATTTTAGGCAACACGATCACGGGCGACAAGATCACAGCCAACACGATTACAGGCGGACTACTGGCGACTGCCGGTATTATTACCAGTTCTGCTCAGATCGATGACGGCTTGATTACCAACGCCAAGATCGGCAATGCGGCTATCACTACAGCAAAGATTGCAGACCTTGAAGTTTCTACGGTTAAGATTGCTGGAAACGCTATTACCGTTCCTGATTATAATGAGGATGGCGGGAGCTATAATGTAACTGGCGGATGGCAAGAGCTTGTTGGTTTAGATATAACTGTTAGCAATGTCGGAGCAAGCTCAAGGCTTTTGATTATGGGCGCAATATCTCTTAGTGGCGGGACTAACACGGACGCAGCTTACGACCTTGCAATTTTCAGTGGCGGGACTCTTCATACTTCTCTTGGCTTCAGGTACGGAGGCTCTGGTGTAGCCGTGCCGATTCTTGGCTCTTATTTTTTAAGTGACAACACAACCAATCACCCCAATTTACGAATACGTGTTCTCAACGGCGATTCTAGCGGGGTTACTATTAACTCTAAAATAATTGCGATGGCGGCAAAGCGATGAGAAGTAATTACGTTAGAGCGGACGCAAGCGGCCACATATGGGGCAAAAAGTTTAGCGAGAACTACGATCCAGAGTGGGTTGAAATTGATCAATCAATTGACCTTATATCGGGTGACGTATTCTATCGCTTGGTTGATGGCGAGCTTGTCCGAACAGACATACCCAAAGTAAAGACGCACGATTATGAGGTATGGGATGAGGTCAATGGTGGCTGGATTGACCCCAGAACCTTAACTGATTTAAAAGCTGACAAGTGGACTGAAATAAAGGCCGCTAGAACGGCGCAGGAGTTCGGTTCGTTTGAGTGGGGCGGTTACACCTTCCAGTGCGATGAAGTGTCTCAGAGACGCATACAGGGCGCTGTACAGCTTGCTATGCTTGATCCAGCCCTGACTCTTGATTGGACGCTGGCAGATAACACTGTGCAGACGTTTACTGCCGCTCAGTTCAAGGCTATCGGTCAGGCGCTTGCTGCCCATGTCGGTCAGTGCCATGAACGTGGTAGAATACTACGTCAAGAGATAGACGCTGCAACGTCTGAGAGCGATTTGGAGGCTATAAGCTGGTGACTACCTATTACTTAGTTCAAGGCGATGATGCGCCACAAATCAGGGTTGTATTGACCCGCGAGAATACTGGGCTGGCTATTGATGTATCCGAGGCCACTGTGACACTCAAGTTCCGAAAAAAGGGAACTAGCTCGGTATTATCAACGCTAACGTCAATCGCTCCGAGCGAAGAGAAGCCTGACGGCGTTGCTATTTTCAATTGGGGCGCTACAGACCTTGACATTCCCGCTGGCAATTACGAGGGCGAGATTGAGGTTTACTTCACGCTTGAAGATGTTACAGAGACTATTTACGAGACGCTAGACTTTGTTGTTCGCGAGGACTTCTAATGATTCGCGCTACGGTCGAATTTGCTAGGGCTGTAGCGAGTACAGTTCTTAATAGGGCTGTCAGTTCTGTCATATTTGACAGGGCGAAAATTTCTGCGATTGAGATCGGAAAGTTTATACGGATTTTCATCAAATCCTTTAGCGACTCGACAGCGGCAAGCGACAGTCAGGCCATTGATGCCGGAAAGTCACTGTCTGACACTTTCAATCTAACCGATCAAAACGCAATCAATGCCGTTAAAAGCGCATCTGATTTATCAGTTATATCTGAGTCGGCGGCGCTTCAGGCTATTAAGGCATTTGAGGAGCAGTCATCACTGACTGACGGCGAACGCAGGGCTGTAGAGAAGGCTCTACAAGACGCGCCAGACGTAACTGAAACTCAAGCCTTTGCGGTGTTAAAGGCGCTGTCTGATGCGGTATACGCAACCGATGACGTAAATGGTGAGGCCGATCTTGATGATGAGCAAAACATTAGCTTCTTTAAGATCACGTCCGACCTGGCATTTGCCACCGAAAGCATAGACCTTACTGCCGAGTTCGTTCGGGTATTCTCTGACGCTGGCGTTTTATCTGATGATGATGTGCTGTTTATTGGCAAGGGATTGGCAGATGAGGGCTTTATAAGTGACGCTCAAGCCTTCTCGCTAGCCGTATCTAAGTCTGACGAAGGAATAGCCTCTGAAAGTGCCTCTCTCGGCCTTTCTAAGGCTCTATCAGACGCAGGAAGCGTATCGGAGTCTATTGCTATTGCCTTAGATTATGTGCGCTCATTTGGCGATTCAGGCTCGGCTATTGAGGACTTGTCAGTAGCCATAGACAAAGTGTTTGCCGATACCGCTGGGGTCTCAGATGTTATTAGTCTCCTCTTGCTTCTTCCGGTTAGTTTTAGCGACTCTGCCGCAATCAGTGATAACTCAGCACTAAGCAAGCTAAAGGCAGTTGATGAGCAAATGCTCATTGCAGAGCAGGCCGCTCAAGACATCATTAAGCAGCTTATTGAGGCGTCTGCCGTGGCTGACACGCCATCGGTCGGAGTTGATAAGCCGTTTAATGACATTAGCGGATCGACAGATGATGCAGTAAAATCAACCAGTAAGAACCAAAACGATGCCAGCTTAGTCGCTGACTCTGGCTCACTGCGGCAACAAGATTACTGTGCGTTCTCTTATTTCGCAGAAGATTACGTTGGCGAATCCAGAACATTTACGTGAGGAACATCCCATGATTAACGAATCATTGAAACTGAAAGGCGATCTGACCATCCAAGTGATCGGTAAAGATGGCAAAGTAAAAGAGCAGCGTGAAGAGAAGAACCTAGTGGTAAACACTGGACTTGGCTTCATTGCTTCACGCATGGCGGGAACTGACTCTGCCGTTATGTCTCACATGGCTATTGGCTCAGGTACAACTGCTGCTGCTGCCGGTGATACCGATCTTGAGTCAATTCTAGGTGTACGTGAAGAGCTAGACTCGACCACAGCAAACGGCGCTTCCGGAAATGGCACAATCGTTTTTGTTAGCTCTTTTGAAGCTGGCGAAGGCACTGGTGCTGTTACTGAGGCTGGTACATTTAACGCTTTGACTGGCGGTGATATGCTTTGCCGCACTGTATTCCCAGTGGTGAACAAAGGCGCGGATGACACGCTTTCTATCACTTGGACTATCACTTTAAGCGCATCTTAATTTAGGACGGGGACTATCTGATGGCAGATATAACGACCAGGACTGGCAAAGGTAGTCCTCTTACTAACAATGAAGTCGATGCGAACTTTACCAATCTCAATACCGATAAGGCTGAGAATGGTGCAAATACCGACATAACCAGCCTTTCGGGTGTCACTGGTGGCATTAGTGAGGCTGATTATTTAGACCTTGATACGACTGCAAGCAGCACTCGACAATCTGGCCGTATGCGCTGGAACAACGCAGCGGGAACGGTTGAGTTTGATCTTGACGGCTCTACCGTCACTCTACAGGTCGGACAAGAGCAGACGTTTAAGGTATACAACAACGAAACGACTCAGATTGAAAACGGCGAAGTCGTTTACTTTTTCTCGGCAGTTGATAACGAGACAATGACCGTTAAGCGATTTATCGCTGACGGAACAGTCGATTACGAGCTACCCGTTGCAATAGCAACTGAGGCCATCCCAGCAGACGGTTACGGATACGTAACAATTAACGGCATGGTGCGAGGTCTTGATACCTCCGCATATAGCATTGGCGACACTCTATACGCCAGCGCCACAACTGCGGGTGATTTTATTGTCGGGCATCCACCTGCTCCGGCGCACCCAATTCACGTTGGCACAGTGGTGAATGTTAGCTCAACAGAAGGCATTATTTACACTAACGTGTGGGCACACACGCCAGCAGATGAGTCTATTTACGACAACACAGGCTCAGAGCTAGTAGCTAATACGGTACAAGCGGCGCTTGATGAGCTTGACGTAAAGAAGGCTGATGTATCGCTGTTACAGGCAAACGTAAACTTTTACGCAACCACTGCGGCATCATCGATCTCTGGCTACAACAAGCTGGTCACGTCTGTTGATGACGCATCATTCGACACGACAGCGGTTGACGTATCTACTGGGACTATCACTAGCGCCGGTGTTCTGATCGCATCGCTCGCGTCTGAGGTTGACGTTCTTGACGGTTCGATCTCTGGTGTAAGCCTGACAACCATAGGCCAGATCAGGCGGACTAGCGGCAACTCTCTTGGGCGCTTTTGGTTTGAGGTATACAAGCGTGATGGCTCTGGCACTGAGACGCTTCTAGCCACCTCACCAAAGACAGAATACACAGGCGTAGAAACATACACTCAGTTCTTTGATGCGGTGTTTGTAAGCGTTGGAGAGGTACTGAGCACTGATCGCATAGTACTGAAGTTTTACGGGCAGACAGACGGCGCTGATTCGGTCTTTGACTTCCGCTTTGGCGGTGACAATCCAATCAGAACATTGTTCCCAGTTCCGGTATCAGTGATACCATCGGTAACAAATGCCAGCGCAATTACATCTGACACGTCTGCCTTTACTGGTATTTTGTCAGGTACGGACACAACGGTACAGGCGGCGCTAGATACTATTGACGACCACGGTCACGGCATCGCTGACATCAATCAGCTACAAAGCGAGTTAGACGCTAAGGCACTAAAGACTACTACCGTATCGGCTGGCACCGGCTTGACAGGCGGCGGCAGTTTATCCGCTAACCGAACCATATCTCACGCCGACACATCCAGCGCGACAGACCTTACTGCAAGCAGTCGAACATACGTCAACAGCCTAGACTTTGACCAGTTTGGTCACGTTGTCGGCTACTCAACTGGCACAGAGACAGTTGTAGACACCAATACAGTAACCCGTGTTGGCGTTGGTGGTGCTAACTACACAAGCGGCGACATTAACTTTGTCGGCACTAA